AGATAGAGCGCCACGCGCTTCGGTCTGCACCTTTGCCGCCTCGGTTGCCAGTAGCTTGATGTGTTCCTCAGTCAGCTTAGCAGTTGGAATAGAGGTCCCATCTGGAAGCTGGGTCTGTGCTCGCATGTTGTCAGGCAGGCTTTGCATTTTTTCTGCGGCTGCTGCATCAGCTTTTTCTTTCCGAACCTGTGTTGAGACCTCATCGTATATTTGCTCTGTTGTCATGATGCCTTCGAGTGCCTGAGCGATCTTCTCATCAGACCAGCCAATCGATTTGTAGAGCGCGTACTTCCACTCACCTACGCCACCACGTACTTTTCCGTACGCTTCAGCGCGTTTCGTATCGGCAGCAGCCGACTCGGAACGAGCATCAGCCTCCTGCTGTGCAATCCTGTTCTCGATTGTCTGTTGCTCCGCAGCAGTTGCGGTAGCCTCACGACCCTGATGCCCCTGCATCGCACCAAGGCTGGCAGCGCCCATGGCTGGACCAAGCCCTTGGCTAGAGTTTGCCATCAACAGTGCGCCCCACTGGAACACGAACATGCCAAGCTCTTGCCTGTTCATGCCACCCATAAATCCAGTGACCTGCTCAGTAGGGTCGTCTTTACCTTTCTGCCACCACGCGACCAGAGCTTCTTTGGCGCGTTTGATTTTGCCCTTGTCTTTTTCGCCAATCCCTTCTGCTACTGTATCTACGTTAGCCTCAATGGCCTTCTGATCCTGATCGGTAGGTCCAGCATTCGCCATCACCTTGGCTCCACGATCCATCAATGTTTCTGAATCAGAAACGCCATCCTTCAGCTCAACTCTCATTGTTTTTATCATGGGCTTAAAGACGGAATCATTTACTATTTGACGCGCCCGTTCTTCTGTATCCATGCCCAGAGCTTTATTGATGCGAGTGCCCTGCCGTCGAGCTTCCTCAGCGCTTACTCCTGCTTCCTGACCACCAAACATTTTCCCAAAGAACCCTTCGCTCCCTGAGCTGGTGTCCAGTTGTGTAAGTGTTTGGTTCGCAAGATCAACCGCTTTTGCAGAGCCAATCTCATTGACATTATTCTGATGAAACTCTTCAGGTGTACCACGGTCTTTGACCAAATCTAAATCAACTCCCGCACCACCCTGCCGAGTGTCTGCGTTGTCGCTGGACAGGGGTGCGCCACCAACTTGCGTACTATTGCCGGGAGGTGGTGCGAGAGCTGAACCGGGTTGTCCTGACTGAGGTGGAATCATGTTTGTTCCAGCACCACCAGTCATGGACGATGGCACTCCAGTCAAAGCTGGAGATGCCGTGTTTGTTTGTTCTGGCAGTGCCCCTACCAATGGGTCTTTCATAACCATTACTAGCTCCGCTTATTAGCCGCCACTACTCAGTTGATCGAGCAGGTCCATATCAAGTGGGTTCTCGAATTGTGTGGTTAAACCAAGAGCACCAGTCGGATCACCACCACCAGTAGCAGCACCAGCAGCACCACCAAGTGCTAATGATGCGCCGCCCGTATACATCGCTCCAACAACCTGTGCGATTGCACCAATAGCTGCGGCAGCACCACCACCACTTTCTTGCTCCGTGGTCGTGCTGGTCTGGGTAGTGCTGTAGGAACCCTGAGTGCCCTCAAGAGCAGAGACAACACCCATGAGCTGTTTCCAGTCCCAGTCTCGCCCCTCAATAAATTGCATGTAATCGAAATCAGCAAGCGCCTGCTGGATATTGCGATCAGTGGCACCTGTCGTCATAAGCGTGGAGATGTCAGTGACTGCTGAGCTTTGAGCCGCAGTACCGAGCTGCTGAAATCTTCCAGCTGCCATCAGGTCGCGAGCACGCTCATCACCGAACATCTGAGCACCGAACTCGTACGCAGCGGCATAGCCTTTGCCATACAAATCTTCGACACCTTGCAGGGTGTTCTTCCGTGCCTCAGACTGAGCCAGAGCGGCTCTACTCCCACCAAAGGCATTCATGGATGCTGCCCTGCCCTCAAGCGCACTAATGTCTCTTGCGCCCTGCTCTCGTATCTCACGAGCTGCCGGGTCCAGTGCGCCTTTGATGTATGGGTTTATGAATTTGGATTGATCTGCATCAGCCCATGACGTAGCACCACGATCAGCGTACGACTCAGCCTTGTCGTAATAAGGCTGAGCTATGCCAACACTGTCGCGAGCCAGCTCCATGCCCATCCGTTCGTTCTCAGACAGACCTGCTATACGCTCACCCGTATAGGCTTCATACTCTTTGGTGCCAATCCTTCTACCGATCTGATTGGCAAGCTGTGCGTTGCCCTCAACCCACGACGGTGGCTTGTACGTTTGTGTCTGATCGGTTGTCTTCTTTTTGCCGCCCACTGGCTTCACTCCTGATGAAGTCGCCACCGAGATATTGATAACCGTGATGTCGGAACATCTTATCTTTCAAGATGACCCTCGCATCAGCAGCCGATACCCCGGCAACTATCGGTGCATCATGTTCGTCTGCGTGAGCGTGGGTGGCTGTCAACAGCGCCTCAAATGCTCCACCTTTCCGAAACTTGTTCTGCACATAGAGCCACTCCAAGTACATGTACCACTTGGGTGACCATGGAAACTGATAATTGGTGAGAGCCAGTGTCCCAACCAGTCTGCCAGACACATCGGCTACAAGAACGTAGCCCTCTTCTAGGGTCCGTGTTATCCATCGAAGTCCGATGGTGTGATCGACTGGTGGGTAAGCGCTACCTTCCTCGTGGCACTCGATCAAGAGTCGAGCGATGTTGGAAGCGTCTAAGGGCTTAGCCTGTCTGATCTTTATGGTGGTCATTCTACCCCCTTTTGGTAAGTTTTTGCCACTGTGTGATAATTTGCTGGCGAAGCCAGTCCTCGTACTTGGGTGGAAGCAGCATAATGACCGCTGCCCCAACCAGTAATCCTGTCCAAAAATTCATATCGTTCTCCTAGTTGTCTATCAACATTCCGCTCAAGATGGCTGTCGTGTCAGTCGCCGCTGCCGAAGCCACTCCTTGCAATCTGACGTGCGTCCCTGCCACAAGCCCAACCATGCCAGTGATGGGTATGGTAGCAACCCCACCAGCGTCGAAACCAAAGATATCCTTGGTGAACCAGATAGCTCCATCTGGTCCGGTCTCAATAAAAACTTCTACTGCCGCAGCTGCGGTAGTCGCATTGACCACGAGCTGTTGCAGGTAAAGCGTCTTCGCGTTTGGCACAACGTAGTACGCCGATAGTCCGTTGTTGTGTCCGATGTCACCGGAAAAATACTTTGTCGCGGGAACGCCTGCGGTGAAGGTGCCGTTGCCTACCCAGATGACTCCCTCATTTGAGCCAGTGGAACCCCAAGTCAGCCCATCCCAGCCAAGCACTGCTGAGTAGGTAAGGCCGCTGACAACCTCGGTATTGCCATTCATCAGGATCGTCTCTGATTGTGCGTCACCACTCGAATCCAAACCATGCAATGTTAGTGACCTCAGACCTGTGCCAGTCGTATCAACGTCTTGTGTGTTCTCTGTAGATGCAACATCAACAGTTGCTGGTGTAGCGTCCAGATCGCTCTGATCAATATCGGTCGTGTCCAGCGTAGGTGCCACGGTCGTCCGGGTTGTGCCGAGGTCTTCATTGTGACCGCTGATGTCAATCATTGAGCGACCCGCGATATTGCCAAGCCGAACCTCAATGTTGTAATCGCTAAAAGGGGAGTAAGACATTAGATGATGCTCCAAGATGTTCCGTCCGAGATCAGCATAACTGATTCGTACTGTCTGTTCAGGGTGATGGTGAGAGCGCCATCGATCAACTCACTCCCATCACCATCAATAACCACACTGGCTGTCGTGCCGAGTTTCTTGATGTGATACATCGTGCTTGCCGTCACTGCGGTTGGTAGCGTCACGGTAACCGTCGCTGCTGCCGTGTCGTCATCGACCAAGATCACATGCTCATCAGCTGCCACGTGTGTGGTCGTGATGACGGTCGTCACGTTCGCATTAAGTTTTCCGAGGAACTCTAAATCACCAGTGACCTGAGTTGTAAACCCATCAATCTGTGTCACTACGGCTGGGTCACCAACAATATAAGTACTGGGTGCAGCGGCTGGAGTCCCAAGCAGGGATGCTGCTACTGGCGGCGTGAAAGCAGATGTATACCGAGCTACTCCCTTCGTTATGCGGAAGTCGTCAAACCACCCGTTCATAGGGGCGGTGCCCGCGTCGTGGGAGCCAATGAACAGGGCAGCGGTAGAGTTGTGATATGTCACAGCATTTGCAACGGTGAGAAGTAGTGCGCCGTCAACAAAAAGTCGCAGGTCGTTGCTCGCATCGCGAGTTGCCGCGATGTGATACCACGTCCCTCCCACAGGATTCCACGCTACCTGTTCATCAGCGTATGTCCCAGCCGCGCCGCTGGTCGTCCACGCGAACGTAAGCAAATTGTTAGTCAGGAACAAGAGCCAACCTAGTTGATTACCAGCGGCTGCCCACGGACCCATCATATCCATTGATGCCGTGCCGGGGTCGCCGTTGTAGCGAACCCAACCTTCAACTGTGAACTCCCCAGCAGCTAAATCAAAGTCACTAGAGTTCGGGAACGTAACCCAGTCGCCAGTTCCATCGAGCAACAACGACGCAGTGCCGAACTGTGATTGGGCTGTATCGAGCTGTGCGTTATCTACAAAGGTCGCTACGCGAGCGCCATCATCTATTGACGTATAGGTTGTTGCAGCATCCGTACCATCAAAATCTGCTAACAGTGAAACACTAGCCCAGTCTGAATCTTCAGCTGGATATGCTTCTGTTGGTGCGGTGAAGTTTGCGGTGTATCGAGCTACGCCTTTCGTTACGCGAATATTGTCCAACCAACCATTAAAGTCTTGTACTAAACTGGGCGCAAAGATGCCTCCGATTGTGAATGGCTGGGTTACCGTAAATATAGTGCCAGTGTCTGCTATCTCAGTTCCTAACTGGACTCCATCAACAAAGTGATACAGGAAACCACCAGTCCTAGTAGCAGCAAGGTGATACCACTGCTCGCCAACGGGGTTCCATGCTTGGTCCCTTGAAACGACATCCGCGCCAGTTGTTGAATATCCAAATCGCAGATTATTATTTGTAATCGCAAACGACCACGAGGCTTGACTGCCCGTAGATAGGTACTTATTAAAGAACTGATGATCGCCAGTGCCGGGGTCGCCGTTAAAACGCACATGACATTCAACCGTGAAGTCACCACTTCCCAAATCCATATCTGTTGATTGCGGGAACTGGATGTAATCATCAGTGCCATCAAACAACGCTGACGCTGTGCCAAACTTAAATTGCGCCGTATCAATTTGCGCTTGATTGAAAAAAGACGATACCAATTCTGGGTGGGCTTGATCTATGGCAGCTGTCGCTGTGTCGGCACCCTCAAAATCCAACAGTATGGAGACGCTACTCCAGTCGGAGTCTCCTGCGGCTACCCCCGGAACAAGAGCTGCCACCTCATTGGCATCTATGTTGATGGCTGCTACAACACTGAGAGACACATCGCTTTGAAAAGAAGCCTCACCAGCGACATCCAAAACGTCATCAAAATCAACCGCACCAGTAACACCAAGAGTGGTGTTAAATGTACCTGCCGCATCGACGTTCAGTGTGCTATCGAAGTCAACCGCACCCTGTGCGTTCAGTGTGTCGGAAAGTACAACTGCACCATCAACATCCAGCGTACCCGCAATAGTCGCATCACCCTCGATACTCGTGAGTGCTGACGTGATCTTTGTTATCAGTCCGTCAATCTGCGTAGTGTAAGCAGGATCGCCAACATAGAACGTCGTGGGGTCGTTCTGAACAGTCTTGGTATACTCGCAAATCTTTGGGTCAGTGGAAGAGTCACGTGAGATGAAAATCCTGTTTCCGTCTTGCGATATATGTATTTGATTCCAGAGACCAAACCCAGAATCTGTCTGGACATTCCTACTACCAGTCCATGTGATTGTCGTGACATCGAAAGGCACGGTCATTTTCGCGATATAGAAAATGGTGGTGTACAGCGCAATAAGCGTCAGTCCATCTTCTGAAATAGTAAAGTCATCTATCACATTGCCCGGAGCGCCAGACATGTTGTCGTAACGCTGATTGGACGCAAGTGTATAGCTGGTAATATCGTAGGCAGTGCTGAGGTCGAACATCCTCAACTCATAGATGCTGCCAGCCGCTTCACCAACACCGCAGAGCTTGGTGCCATCGCGTGACATCCAGTACCCACTCTCACCTACAGTCGGGAAACCAAGAGCCGAATTAAGCACCGTAGCATTTGCTGCCACAGAGCCGTTAATCACGTACGCCGAGGAACTGGTATAAGTCTCAACGCTATTACCAGAAGCCAGCTGAACCATGTACTGAAGGCCGCTTTCAATCCACCTCCCTGTGTACCAAGGATTGGTTAAGGAGTCAGCTGCCCCGTCGCTTGTCGCATTCGAGAAATCATATGCAGTGGTCAGCGTGTAGCTACGCATAACATCTTCGGTGTTATTGCCCATGATGCAATGAAGCCCATCATCGGACAGGTCAAATACATCTATACCATTGGCTACGTCCTGCGCGATGCCTGTAGATTCAAGTGCCGCTGTGTCATGGGTAACTGCTACGTATGTCCAATCAGTGTCTGGGTCGGTTCCCCAGATGCTCGAAATAGTAGCGAAGTCGCCAGCAAATATAAGCATCTCCACATCTTCTGCGGCAGGATTCTCCCAATTGATACCAACGTCATTTTTCAGCCCTACGAGCGTACCGTCGATGTCTGTTCTGTACGCTGGGTCACCCATAGTCCAAGCTGTAGCGCCCGGTCCACCCTCTACGCCGCCTGCTGAAAGCCATAGGTTCGTGTCATTGTTCGCTGAGTTGTTGTCCCAGCGCTGCTGCAAGATCAGGACGGTACTATCAGGTGATACGTCAAACCCTTCCGTATTGCCACCAGCGCCAGTTCTGGTATTGACTATCCCAATAGCACCGAACGAAAGGGTGGTTATATCGAAGGGTGTGGTGGCAACATACTCATCCATCTTCGTGGCATGTAAGACGTACAGCAACAAACCATCAGGTGACCACAAAAACTCAGTAATGTTTGTGCCACTGACAATTTCATCATTAGTCTCCGTGCCAGTGCTTAGGTCGAACGGAGCTGTCATGGTGATTTCTTTAATGCTCGGACCGACGTTGTACCATAGGGTCAACCCGTCATCAGAGACAGTTACACCTTTAGGTGTTCCAACGACAGAGAACCCATAGTTTTTTGTTGCTAAATCACCGGATACGGGATTCCATGCAGTACCTGTGTTGCGGCGTTCTTGTATTTCAAGCGTGGTTCCACCAACCGCCATATAGACAGACCTGCCTTCATCAGCAAAGCAAAAGCCCCACGTGTCAGACTCATTTAATACTTGTACTGGACTAGCGTTCTCCGGTCTGTAGGGAACGCTATATGTGACCCCGGCTCGCCATATGCCACCAGCAGCAGCATTATTCAAGCAAGCTGTATACCCGGCAGTGCCGTCACCATTGAATTTGAAACCAGATGTTTCTGTCTGCGGAAATTCAGTGCTGCTGTCCCAACTAAAGGTACTAATAGCAGGCCAACTACCAATAACTGCTGGCAGGTCTCCGAAAATAAGTAACTCAATGTCATCACCAGTAGAATTTTCCCAGTCGATGCCAATGGAATTCTTGAGTCCTATGAGGGTGCCATCGATATCTGTTCTGTACGCTGGGTCGCCAACAGTAAATCCTGCCGCTCCAGCTCCAAAACCGAACGCCTCAGTGGGTGGAGTAAAGTTCGCTGTATATCTGGCAGATTTAGTTATCCTGAGATCATCTATCCAACCATTATGGTATTCAGCTAACCCTGACCCGGTAGAGGCGACACCAATGTAAAACAGCCCCGTAGTGGCATGAAGGGAATCTGTTGATATATTGACTGTAGCACCCTGCTGAACTCCATCAACAAACAACCTCAGATCAGCGCCAGATCGACATGCAGCAATGTGATACCACTGATCATCGTCAGGGAACCATGAGCGAGTAGTATTGGTAGTTGAGGTGCCATTTGTTGAATAAATAAAACGCAAAGTTGCATCATGAAAACCAAACAAATAGGATCGTTGGCTTACCCCATTAGCGTCCCAAAAACCACATAGCGTATGCTTTGACCCACCACCGGGAACTAACTCGAAACGTATCCAGCCTTCGATTGTAAAATCACCATCCGCAAGTTGCAGACCTGCGTCATTCGGGATAGTGATGTACCCCGGACCCGGTGACCCACCAACCTCATCAAAGAATGCTGAAGCGGTGCCATACTTGATAATTGAAGTATCGAGAGATACATCATCAACAAAAGTTAAGGTGTAATTATTAACAGATAGGTCGGGTGCTGTAGTCGCCCCATTGTCTCCATCAAACGGAACGAGAAGCGCAACATTAGCGTAATCAGGATCGCTGCCAGTTGTTTCCGAAAATACTACGAACTCTATAGAGTCGAAAGTCTCATTCTGCCAGTTGATTGAGTAATCGTTTGCTAGTTGTAGATACCCCTCGTACGGGTTCCACTTCAGCAGGCTTGCGGTGTCGTGCCAGTTCTCGCCGTCATCGTTATACAGCATGTCGAAAGCTGTCTGCGTGGTGAGGTCTGTGTCGGTAAGCTCAAGAAGAGTATCAACGCCACCACCAATAGAACCTACATCCTGCGATTCCCATCGGTTGTTTGCTTCGACCCACGTGAGTACCTGATCGTCTGTTGGGGTTGGCACATGGACATCAGTCAGTTCGCCAAGGGCTAATGACCCACCAGCTGTTCCGGGTAAGAACTCATCACCATCCCAGATAAGACTCTGACCAACAGAGGGTGAGCCATTAACGTCAGTAAGGTCGAAAATGCTTGACGGCACACTCAGGTCGGTGATGTCAGCTTCAACATGCGTGTGAATTATCGGCGCATAGATAGCGTCAAGGTCGTCGGCAAACTCAGTGTCAGGAATAACGGATTCTTCGTTTTCCAACGACTGAAAACGATATTCGAGAGCAGCCACAAGCTGCCGCATGTCATACGGCTTGATGGGTTCCTCTATCCGAAAGGAAGGAAACGCTACTCGCTGTTTGTTCCGACTCATCCGCGCTTACCGTGTGGTCCTGCTCTTCCCCTCCAGTTGCCCATGCGCCACTTGTCTCCGGTATCGTTCGATGAGACCTTGATCGCGACCTGCCGCGCACGAATTCTGGTTGACACTTTCCTTGTGTTGCCGTCCACCGTGTATGGTCCCTTCGTTATCCTGTCAGCCGCTGGGTATTTGCGTCCTGTCAGGTTCACATCGACGCTTCCTTCGAGCGTCAGGAAGTCTGGGATTAACTGGTCTACGTGCATTAACTCTTCACCAGCATTCGGTATCTCCATATCGAATGACTCGATATAGCTTGACATCGCTACACCGTCAGCATCGGTTCCGGTCTCATGCTCGTACAGGTAACCATCAGCGCTGGTTGCGTAGGCTTTCTCGAACTGTGGTGATCGATCTGCCCATGCTGTACGAGCCAACATGCCAGTAGCCCATGTACCTTCTTCGTAGTTGAACGCCACGTAACGATTCACTTCAATTGGGCTGATGTCAAAGTCCTGTGCAGTTAGTACGCCCACCGGACCAACCGCAAAGTTGTAGAAGCGAATTGAGTTTTCAGCCGTTACCGCTGGCTCCATATGAAGCCCAGCAGAACCACCTGTGTACAGCAACAACTCAGCAGCAGACAGAGCGATTTGCCATACCTGAGTACCATCGAGCCACAAGGTGAGGTTTGGCGTATCGAACTGCGCCGTTAAGTTGTACTTCGTTTCCGCTGCCGCTGCCGATCCAGATACCGCAGTGAATGTGTACGTACCCGGATCATTGTCCAAGACGCTCTTCACACCACTCGCGTTCTTCTTCCTGACGCGAATCGTATCAGTGAAGATGTCAGCCTCAATGTAGATGCCCTGAGCATCATCAGAGGTGGTATCTGGGGTGCCTGTGATCTCGGTACGCAGGAACATCATGCCAGACCACCGAGTAGCAACTTGTCCTGCCTCAAACGCGAACTCTACACCCCACTCACATTCTGTCGGGGTCAGAATCGGTTCATCGTTGGTCAGGATGTAATCGTACTCGTAACCATTGTCAGCCGTGTTTGTTACCGTCGTGAAGCCAGCCGATGAATTGAATTCGTATTCATAGCCAATCACTCCAGCACCACTAGGCGTAGCAAGAGAGAAACCTGATGGGATTCTCAGGTCGAATGGATGCTGCGCATAAGCCAGCGGGTCGTACGATGGATAGAAGAACCAGACCTCATTGAACTCACGATTCAGACCACCGTAAACCTTGTCTCGCTGATCGACGTTGATGAAGTCGTACACCCAGTTGCGAACGTCACACGGCAGCACCTTGACGATACCGTCATAGATATAGAAGTCAGACTCAGCCATGAAGATCACGCGAGCGTCAATCGGTACTGCTGCGTTCGGACCCAGTATCGAGACGTTCTCACCAACCGTATTCAAGCCGAAGACATCAAAACCACCGAAGAACGGTAATGTGTGTACGCTGACATCCGTGAAAACGAGCGTCTCAAGCCGTGAGCGTACGCCTGTGACGATTTTAGAGCCTGAGTATAGTCTTAGGTCACCTGATGTGTTGGTGCTGGTAGGCACCCAATCATTCAGGTCTTCGGTCGAACACCACCTGATCAACATTGGATCAAATGCGAGGTTGAAGAAATCGTAAGCACCCAGAGCGATCACGTGTCGATCTCGCTGCGAGACGATCATAGCCTCATTATTGGGTGGCGCATCACCGCCAAACGGAGAGGCTCTTGTGCCAGTACCCTTGGATCGATCCCACCAGTACATCTGTCCACCACGTGGGCAGCACAGTAAGTCTTCGCCCCATGTATCAAGAGACCATGTGCGGATTGGCAGCACCAGCGTTGATCCTGTCCGGGCATCACCGTAGCCTTCGCGCCCGTACGGACCTGTGCCATAACCTGTAGCCGTGACAGCTGTCTCTGCCCCTACAGTGATTTGGTACTCAGCCCTGACCGCTGTGCCGCCTTCATTTGCGCCGCCAGTTGCTGCTGTACCAGAATGAGTTATATCGTAAGTGTTCGGTCCAGTGACAGCATCAACCGTGTACTCACCCTCAAAATCGAGACCACTGGATGCACCGACAATCGTGTTCGTGAATTCCACGTAGTCGCCAAGCTGCGCTCCATGGTTCGCATCAGTAACCTCTATACGTGACAAGCCAGTGAATGTCTCAAAAGGACCGAGACCACCATTAGCAGGCTCTGAGACGTGCCTCAATGGAGTGATGTCGTAATAGGTGCCGTCCTGCCATACATACAGCTTGGTATCAGTAGCGACGGCTGACCAGCGTTTAGCATCCAGTGAGGACCAATCCAGCAGGCGACGACAGATGCCAATGAACTGCGGCGAATCAACCTGCACCCAGCCACCTATCTTCTCAGCCAGACCCTTACGAAAACGCACCTTGTCCATCGAGTACCAGCGACCCACAGCGCCGCGCTCTGACTGCTCTGTGTACTGACCAGCACTGATGGGTAAATTAAAGATCGCCTTCTGTGTCATTACGGCTCGAACTCAATTCCTGTAAGTAGCAAACCAGATGCCTGTGCTATTGGGGTAGGCTCAGCGCCTGAGTGACCACCAGTCCTGCCTATCTGGATCAACCCTGAAGCTGAACCAATTGATGCTGTTGTGCCAAGTTTGAAGCTCTCACCTACAGTCAGGTCATACCAAGTATCAGACGCACCCGGATCAACTGTCCAGCCGGGTGATCCACCCTCGGTGTTCGATGGTGCAAAGACAAAGTAATTACCGGGCGTGAACGAGTTACCAACCCACCATGCTGTGGAGTAATCTACATCGCCTCCTGAGTGCTGCCTTCGGAAGACACCAGTACTCAGAAGTATAAAGCCAACCTCATCAGATGTTGCAGTCATGGTGAATCCAGTTTCTGAGATTTCACTAAACAGCACCAGCTTGCCGTCAGTCTCACCTTTGATTCGACCCTCTGATCGAAGTGTTGCTTCACTCTTCGCGCCACTGAAAGTAGCGCTCGCTCCATTTGTTGGGGCAAAGGAAGAGCCACCATCACCACCAGCACCACCATTGCCTTGTTGATTGATTCCAAATCTATTGGTAGATGGGTTGGCGAACTGACCGTATATCCCGGCGTAGCCCCAGTCGCCACCATCACCGCCATCATTGGTAGCTGCGGTGCCGCCATTGCCACCATTGCCTATTGCAAGCTGACTGCCAGCTGATCCTGCTGCCCCTAACGGAGAGCCTGTCGGAGAACCCGCAGCGCCACCACTAGCGTCACCCCAACCGACACCACCACCGCCGCCACCGCCCGGAGTGCCACCAGCGCCAGTATCGTTGTAAGAGCCACCACCGCCGCCACCGCCACCGCCGAAGAGAAAGCCATTATCAACATCAATCGAAACATCAAAAGTGTCGGACTGGATGGCATGTCCACCCGATCCTCCAGCATTGCCATGAGTGCCTGTCGCACCGTTGTCGTCACCTCCAGAGCCACCAGCACCACCTGTTCCTATAAAGCGCCCACTGTTGATTGCAGTAAACTGGAAAGTGCTACCCGCAGCAAAGTCGGTCGTAATGATAATTTCTGCAACATCGGCATCGTCTGCTATGAGTGTGACCTCAACAGGCTCAGATGGAGAGCCTAGATATACCCACAGGTCACCAATGTAAGTGTCACTGGTGAAATCAATAGTGAACGCACCACCGCCACCGAAAAGAGAGAGAGGCTTTTTCCACATTAGACCGAAGCCAGTCCTTTGATTATCGACACCACCCACCGTGCGCCACCGATATCATCGAGACCAGTTACGTACTCAAAGCCAAGGTAATCAATCGACCCGAAGGCAGTTGACAATACAGGTGCGCCACCAGACGCAAGGAACGTGTTGGACGCGAATGTAATGGCATGTGGTGCGCCAGTACCCTGCTCGACAATCAAGCTGAATGTCTGCCCGTTAGTCGCATTGGTTGGAGCTGTCAAATTAAACGCAGCTGTCGTCAGGTGATAGAAAGCGTTCGAGTCAGCACAGTCAACATTGACGTTGCCAGTATCAATCAGGAGTGCTGTACGATCAGTTACCTGACCCTTGGTGAAGGTCTGTGCAACATTCTTCTGCGCGAACTCAGTATCCGCAATACCATTCAGCAAAACTGAGTCAGCGGCCAAAGTCGCATTCGCTGCGGTCACTGCCGTTGCTGCGGATGCTGCCTGCACATCAGTACCATCACAGTAAACCCACTGACCCTCACCAGCGATGATTGTTGGTCCTATGCCTGCAACCGTCTTCACCATGACATCACCATCGGACGTGTTCGCAACCAGATAGACCTTACTGCGAGTCGGCACAATGATGTTACGCGACCCACCGGGCGAGCCGTTCAAATCAAGGATCATGTAACGAGCGCCAGTCGCGGCAGTAGGACCACCAGCAGTGTCATCCAGCGTGTAATCCTGTGCGACGGTTATATCGACAACAGCCGTACCAGCAATACTGTCTTCCAGAAGCTGGAGAGCGCTGTCATTAAGAACGGTTCCCCATGTGTCTGGGTTCTCATCCAGAGCCTGTAGGGTCATCCTGAGTAATGGGCTAATGGTAGACATTTCTTACCTCTGGTTAGTCGGTGACGCTGGCACTTCCATCGGTGTCAGGTTGTATCGTTGGTTGAGTAACTCGTAAGTCTCTCTCTTTGCCAGCGGCAGAGAGTCGGTGTAATCCGTCTTCCATATCTCAACGCGATCATCAGCCTTCAGGAACTTCTCTGACTCAGCAAGACATGCCTTGAAGAGTAGATCATCCTGATGCAGTGACAGCCACGTGGTGTCCTGTCCAACAGAGAGGCTCTCTGGGCGTGTTACGCCACGAGCGTTAAGGGTGTAAGTGCCGTCAGGGATCGGGGATAGAAGCCAGTCAGTCTCAGTCTGTTCAGAATAGTATTTAGGTGGAGCTGTGGACCCAATCACCTGATGATCCCTGACGAAATCGGTTGAACGCAATTCGAGAAAAGTTCTCACGCCTGCGCTGTCGTAATAAATTGATTGTGTCACCACCAACTCAGTATCGGTGACTGGCTTTGTTGCGGTCTCAACACCCGGCGAGGTAGCTGCCGTTCCCTCTGACGTAAAGATGGACAGGTCGAGATCGCGCCATAAACGCATCTCACCAAGATTGATCAGATCATCAATCGACCCTGCGAACTCAAGGTCGTCGTCTTCCATCCACGACTGAAGATTGGCTGAGAGTTCTGCATATGTTTTGTTGCTCAAGGTGCCGCTCCATATATCTGCACAGAGGTGATTGCATGATCCCAGAAGGTCGCGTCAGCCTGTGGTGTGATGTAGAACGTGCCACCGTTTGTCTGGAAGTCTGACCCTGCGAACAATGGGATAACGAAGTTGAAGTGCTGTGTAACACCAGCGCCCTTGGCAAACACAGCGGTCTGCGCATAAATAATAGGGAATGAACCACCACCGACATCAAGCTCGAACTCGAACAGATTCTGCGAAGCTACTGTTGATTCAGCCGACATAGCAACACGCACCATACCGAAGTTATTCAGACCGTTCGGGATCAGTTTGTTCGTTGTTACATCCCAGAAATGCCCAGCACCACCGTGACCCGTCTCCGGGTGACCGAAGTCACCACCAGCGCCATCAATGGTCATCTGCGTTCGAGCCGCTGCCAAGATCGTGCGCGGCGAGCCTACCGTGTAGGTGCCATCCAAGTGGAAGTCCCACCCCTGATTTGCAAGGTATCGAGAGCTGACAGTAAAGTCCCGCATGTCCTGCGGTGTGATTGAAGCTGGTCCCTGCCCATCAGCGAAGATGGCTTGCAGTTCAGCTTCTGTTCTTACGGTGTCTACCATTAGTCGAACTCCGCGCTAAAGTCTGAAGTGAATACATTGTCGTACGTGTATCCAAGATAATAATCATTGCCAGCCGCAGCAACACCATCAAACACTACATTGAACGGCACGGTAAATGACGGACAGTCTGCCTCGGTTCTTGTCATGGACACAAACCAGCTCATATCGTCACGCTGAATGTACACACACTCACCAAAGATAAACGTCATTGCCTGATCGAGCACGATATGCCTCTCACCGCCAACGAGAGCCTCTGTGATCGTCCCTGTCGCTGGATACAGTATGTTCGGTTCAGGTGGGCAGGAATTCAGCCCAGTGCCGTCTGGTAACCCGTAGCCATCCTCGATAGATATCTCTGGTGCAGGTCTGTACAGGGCTATAGGATCAGTCACCGTGACTGGTATCTCTTGAGGGTGTTTCGGCTCCCACCAATCAGGATGCACCAGCAAGCCGGGAACGTGACCGTCCTCGACCAGATCGCGGTACATCATCTTCTGTCCTGAGCGCTGACACTCAGCAACAGCGTTATGACCCTTGGCGTAAGTCTTGCTCATCGATAATGTCTCGCACTCCCTCTCCTTCGCCTGCTGCCAGACGTTGGAACGATGCGTACATCACCACGCTCGCGAACAGCATTTTGAGCCTTGAAGAATGCGTTCTCTGCTTTGCCGTATAGCGCCTGTTCGAGTTCAGGTGGCGCGAACTTCTCAGCCAGACGAAACGCCAGACCGTAAGCGAAAGCATCGTACATTTGGTAAGGGATGTCAGCGGTATCAGCTGCGGTATCCGAGTCCTCGAATTTACGCACAGTGTCGAACACCAGTATGTCGGTCGAGTTCTCAGGAGTAGTCCAGAGCGTCATGGTAATGCCATCGCGCCCCTTGTCGATAAATACCCTGTCAGGTCGTCCCTCAATGTCTTTCTCAGGGATGTCGAGGTACTCACTGCGAGGCATGAATGTGACAGGCGTGTCTACGCCATTACGGCGCAACGCCACATCAATAATGTCGATGATGTTTGTACCACTGACATCGAGATCGAAGTCCGTACCAGCAACGTAAGAAGCCTGACTCTCAACAAGAGTCATGGTCTCCTGCACGATACGGAAATCGTGATAGTCCTCAGTCGCCCATGCAGCCAACATGAAACGCATGGAGCGCCGAGCAGATAGAATGTGCCTGCCAGTAATCTTGGCAGGGTCTATCCGCGCACGCTCCATGGCCTCATCGACCAGCTCAGCGAGATCGGGATTAAAAATGTACGTCCCTGATGTCGCCATGAGCTTATCCTTGCTGAATAGTGTACGTTACAGAGCCAGTGCCAGCCGTGATGTTGATACGAATAGCAAACATCGGTTTATCCGAGATAGCAACGGAAGCATCAGCACTGCCACTCGCGATCTCGTTATCCCAGTCAGCACTCGCTGGAGCAACATACCTGTCATTCGGATTGCCTGCATTGCCACCACCGACATTAACTGCTGCAAGAGCAGTCGCGTCATACATGATGTTTTGAGAGGTAGAGTCAACCGTGAAGGTGACTGTGCCATTCGCAACAACATGTATCCTCATGTCATCGAGTGCTGTCTCAACAACTACATAGGTCGCGCCTGTACCTGCTGGCGTAGTGCCAGTGATTGGGCGTTTACGAAGGTGTCCCATAAGTCACCCCCTTAGTTGTTTACAGAGCCATCATCATCGAACGTGTAGGTGATGAATATGTCGAACGTGCCGCCAGTAGCATTCGTGCCACCACCGTCACTAACGGTGATCTCTGCCAACTCGGTGTTTGGCACACCAAGTAACACGCCACCACCAGTGCCCATGATCGCGGTAATGCTTGCCGTGATATCAACACCATCAACGAGACCGTCATCGTCGGGCGTACCCAACTCAAGACCTACATCAAGCAGCGGGTTAGTACCGCCAGTCGCCGCACTGAACACATCAACCTTCAGCGGGATCGCATTGATTGGCAAAAACTTGCCAGTCAGTATTCCTGCTGCGGCGAGAGTTGCGTCAATGCCTCTAATTGCCAATACAACCGGAACTACAGCAACTGCTGGTGCCGGGGTTTTACTGCTGCTTGCCTCTGTTGCGCCACTGGCTCTCCAGTAGCCTTTAATTGTACTTCTGATACCCATCTGTCTGTCTCCAGTCCACTAAGTGGTCGTCAGGGTGAAAGGCAGGGACCGAAGTCCCTGCCAATCAGGTTGCTTATGCGCTTCCAGAACTTCCGAATGCGCCTCGGTAGTCAGACCAACCGAACGTGTAGCGTTCACGCGCTTTGTAACGCATGTTGCCAGTCTCGAAGTCGCCTTCAAGACCACGTTGGATGTTCTTCCTGACCATGTGCTTCAAGCCATCCGGGCAGTCAGTAATCAAAGTCCACGCACTGGGGTCCGTGAGACGATGATTCTTATGCGATCCACCGGGGATCATGCCCATCTTCTTCACGGCATTGATATCGTTGTCTGCCGTACCGGGACGGTAAGGAGACATCAACAGCCGCTCAGCGACAAAGCATAGGTCGGTTGGGATGATTAACTTGGTAGCTCGAACAGCGATAGGGATCGAACGCTCGTCCACGAACTTGCTGATGGCGATCAGAGCTTCCTCAAGAGAGGTCTCCGACAGGTCAGCCTGTGTCGTAAACGTGTTCGCCTGCGTGCCACCGCCGAAGAGCGGATGCGCCGTCGAGAACAACTCAACTCCGTCACCGCCCGGATAGGCAGAGTCGTAGCCGTTGTTCAAGGTAGCCGCACCTTTAACTTCCTTGGTGTGCTGCATTGAGCGTGCAAGTGCCTTGGAGTACTTAGAGCCGAACGATCCATACAGACCATCTTCCTCAGCTTCTTCCGTCAGGGAGAAGGCAAGGGCAATAGTCTCGTGGACATATCGTGACGTGAATGCTTCGCCGCCCTGATCATAACTGACCGGAGCACCTTCAGGCTTAACTGGAGCACCAGCCAGACCTGCAAGCAACACATCCTCTTCATACGCTTTAGTGGAATTCTCTACCGCATAGATAGGTCTCCACTCCTGCTCGTACCTACGAAACTCCAGCCCGAAGACGGTGTTCAAGCCTTCTTGCAAGAGCTTACGAAAACGAGCGCGATTCATGATAGCCATTATTACGCTCCTTTACGTAGTAGGTTTAGCAGCTTCAAGCACTGCTTCGTTGAAGATGACTTCGACCTTGGCGTTCGCACCAATTTCGGCAGGGAAAATGCCGTCAGGTGCGGTAGCTAGACCGAGAGTCAGGAACTGACCAGTTGCGCCGTACGTCGAATCCAACTGTTGACCGGAGACACCAGTAGCAGCATTACCTGCCGTAACGTCTTCCATGTCAGCAGCCAGACCAATATTCGCAGCAGCGATGGTCAGGGCTTGTACTGCGTAAACGATGCCGGGGTCGGTATAGACGAACGCCTCAGCAGCTACACTGCCAAGAGTTGCCGTACCGGAAGCCCATTGCTTTTTCCACTGCACGTCGCCTGCTGCATCTGTGTACTGGCAACCCGCGAATACTCCTAGAACTACCGGAGATGGGGTGCCCTGTGCACCTACGGCAACATCGATGTTCTTCCTGGTGCCAGTAAGAATAACAACGTCACCAAGGAAGATGTCGGACGCGAGAGCAGAAGCAATAGTATAACCGCCATCGTAACGCACAGTGCCACCCTTGAGGTGGCGAACGGGACTAAACCCGCTTTTTGCGTCGAGATTTGCCATTGAACATTCCTTTATTCATCGTCAGCCACCCTAACGGGTTGTACCCGTCTTGCTGGGTGGGACACCGATGTTTTATGCTCTGAAATAATCGGATGCCCCGCTATCTGGGCCGACTCAAGGTCATGTTCAACGCTTAGCATCTGGTTCGCAGTATCGCGCCTGATGGTTTCTTTGCGATTCTCAAGGACACGTGAGTCGATCTCCATCAAGATGAGATCATCCACCACAATCATCCCCTCATTTGAATTCGCGAAGGTGGCATAAATGCGCCAGTCTTCAGGCAACGAATCAGGTGACCGAGGTCTCCATCCTTCGCGCCATGCACGGTTCAAATTTTTGGGATCATCCGCACCGAATAGTGACTTCCTGACCCAGCGTTGAGTCATTCCATCCTGAGCAGGTGGTGCGTCGAGCGAACTCGGTCGCACCCACTGGGCCTCAGTTTGTTGGTGGGTGGCATCGTACTCCGACATCTCGTCCACACGAGACTCGTGTCCATGGTCAACGCCATGGGTGGTAACAGCTGGCTTAGGTGCTACCTTTTTGCTTACTTTCTTTTTGCTGGCAGTCATCGGTTTTCTCCTTGCTCGGCTTCTCGCTTATTACGTGCAAACTCTCTCAAGACCTCTGGGTCGTTCGGGTCAAGATTAAATTGCCGCATAGTCGCAAAATCCTCCGCATCAAGATTAACCTTACTGCTGCTGGATCGCTGGTGGCGTGTTTCATTGCCGCCGACTGGAGCTACAACAGGTTTGCCTCGTCGTCTCTCGGTGTCAGTGTCGCTCTCGGCACCAGCATCCAAATCATCATACAGTTCCGGTGCCTTCTCCTGAATTCGCTTGTTGAGTTCTTTGAAGTACTCAGGCGTATTAGGATCGTAACCGTCTGCATAAACCTCTTTATCAAGGCGATTGGCAAGACGGGTCTGTCGTTCAAACCCGTCTTGTTTGTACCAATCACCTTGGTCTTCCATCCACTTCGACGTTTCCGTATCTGTGGCTTTCCGACTCGTTGGTGTAACTCTATCATCAAACGGTTGTACATTACCATCTGGTGATAGATTGTCTAGGTTGGTTTCAGCCATCACTTTGTCAGCTTTCAGATCAGTAAGCCGCGTCGTGAGACGCACCTGATCGTCTGTCTTACCGTCCTCAATAGCTTGTTTGAGATCGGCCTGAGTCTGCGTGATAGCCGAACCAGCCTGTTCGACAGTTCTCTGGAAGGCTTTCTTGTCTCGGTCATGGGAGTCTTTAGCAAGCCTGTTCGCCTGCTCTTCCCAGTAATCGCCGCGCTGCTTTTCCTTAGCCGTTGCTCGTGTAGCGCGTTGAATCCGAGCCTTCACCTTCTTCGAGTATCCGTCATCGTCACTGTCACTACTTGCAGTCTGCTTCTTGCTGTCTTGCTTATCGGCTGCTGAATCATCTACTGAGTCATCAACGTCTGCGGATCGCAATCCATCAAGCTGCTGGCTGTCGTCGTTTACGTCACTAACGTCTGCCGATTGTGCATCGGGAGATAGTTGAATGCCGTCGTCTTTCGTGTCAGCGTCCAAGTCCACAGTAACAGGTTCTTTCTCCTGCATACCGTGTAAGTCTTCAAAAACTATTTCATTTTCAGTGCCCATTATTCACCCCTGCTAAATGTGTGCGCGGAACTGAGTCGGGTCTTTAACGATAGCCATAACGCCATCGTCATTCATCGATAAGTACTTCACGCCGTTTTTCATGTGGACCTTCTGCCCACCGTAAGTGCCAAACACTATCCAGTCACCAACCTTCGGCTTTGGATCAACGTCTGCCAGATTGATACCCGAACGAGTGACAGCCTTGTAGCAAAGATTACCCATCGCTACGATCTGTCCGACGTACGTCAGGTACTCTTCTGACTCGCGTGCAGTCTCAGCGTAGACAATCCCACCAGCTGATTCCTTTGGTGGCTCGTACGGTCTGACAATCAAGCGCCATCCAATCGGTGTGAGCGGCAGCTCTGCCTCGACCTTTGGAGCTACAAAAGAAACCTCACCCATTGTCGTCACCCGTCATCTCTGGAAGGTCACTATCGTCTGCTGCCTCAATCATCTTGTTGAGTAAGTCCTTGGATATCTTGACGGTCTGCTCCATGCCCTGAATGCGACCGCACGCTCGGTTGTACGCCTCCATATTTGGTAGCGAACCCTTCGCTATCGTGACGGACTGTTCGACCACTGACTGCTTGATGATCGTTTCGAGGTTCTTTATGAAATGTCTAACTTGTTGCATCTAACTTTCTCCTTGCTACGCCTGCCAGTTTATCGAGCAGTGTTTGATATGACGCGCCAGTCTCCTGTGCGGAACGGGCGAATTGTCGAGGGGATACACCACGAACGCCTCTCTTACGGAGGAACTCGCGTGCTGCACGCACTTCTTTAGGTTTTGGTTGTGCCACTCGGTCGTGCCTTTTTCTGTGTCGCAGCTTTTGCCGCTGCCAGCTTATCTTCTCTTGCGATCTTTGCTTCGTTAGCTCTTGCTTCACGAGCCTCCTTCCTGTTCGCCATGAAGTCATCGCGCTGCTCTTTGCTCATCGCAGCAGCCTCTTGACGCTCTATATCTGCGAGGGTGGCTTCATCCTGCCGTGCCATCAATCTGTCGTGGGCATCGTCCAGTCTCGCCTGCTCGCGTTCATGCACTTCATCGTCAGGGTCCATGCTGTCGTCAGGGTCCATGATCTGTATCTGCGGAACCTGAGCCGCTGCCTGTGCGATCTGCTGCTCCAGCTCTGGTGGCATTGGCTGCTCTGGACCAAACTGTCCGGGTTGCGGCAACTGGTTACCCAGCATCCGTTGCATTTCCACGAAGTACTTGAATGAGTAATGCTGTGCCATGTGCGCCTGCATGATCGGACCCAGCTGCTCCAGTGCCTCTGGTTGCAGACCATTGACAAAGTTCATGTGCACCTTGATGTGTGCGTCATGGTCTTGGTCGATGAACGGTTGGGCACTCTGCCCTTGCAGCATGTCCATGTTCTCCATCACAGGGTCTTTGCGCTGTGGCTGGTTCTTCTGCAACACACCGTCTGGATCAGGGATGCGAATAGCCTTCAGGAAGCGCTCTTCGACCTCCATGCGGTTGTACAGGTCAGGCGCTTGTGTTGCCCTCTCGATGAGAGCTTGTCCCTGAGCGATCCTCTGAGTGCTTGAGAAGATTTTCGGATCACTGATGGGAATAACATCGACCCTGCCGTCGTAGTCATTACGGAGCACTACAGACTCAGGGTCTTCAACCTTGTAAGGGTACTGGTCCGGTAGGAATTCATAGTTTAGCTCAGCACGTAGTTTGAACTCTTCTGCCGCCGCCATATGTAGACGGCGATGGATGGCAGACAAGGGCTTACTGCCCTGCTCTATGAGTGCGATGGTTGTACCCACCGGACCAGTGTTCGATGCCTCACCTGTCAGCACTTCTGTTGAGCTGCTGAACGATTTGCCTGCCTCAAGCAGAACCTCGAACAGTTTAGCCAGTGCTGGCGATGGGTCTTTGAATGGTGGCGTGTAGAAGGCGCGTGCCAACTCTTCAGCCGACATGTTCACTTCTTTGTACAGTCCCGGCGTGATGTGCTCGTCACCGGGCTTCAGCTTAGCGTCATTGGAGACGTAGCCACCCTGCATGTTGGCGAACGCAGCAGAGTCGAGAAGCGCCCTGATGGTCGCTGACGTAGCTTCAGCCACGCTGCCGATGAGGTGCAGCAAACCAAAGCCGTAGAAGCCCAGACCCGGAAGATATTCGTAGTGCGTGAACCAGATGCGCTTTTGCATCAGCTCGTCATCTTCCCTCCAGTTGCGACGGATGGATAACACCTCACGTGTCTCACGCTCGATGGTGACGATGTACGGCAGTGGTGACTGCTTGCCGTAGCGCTCTTGGTCAGTATCTACCATCAAGTCGCAGTGACACTCAAGCACGGTGTACACGTTGTCATCGGTGTGCGTGTCAGGAGACCGTGAGTCAGCAATGTCCTCATGCTCTCGGATGCGGTCATCACCAGTGTCTGTTGCATACGGTGTCAGGTCAGGTAGCTCCAGCGCCTCCCAGAACCCTGACTCGAACAGCTTCTTCATCTCTGTCGAGTTCTTGAACATCCGATGCGTGTAGCGTGGTGAACTCGCAAGGTCGGTGGCGATGTACGGCACGATGAAATCAGACGATGGGATGTAGCGACTCACCACCATGTTGCTGAGGCTGTCCCAGTACGTTTTCTTGAACGCTGATCCACCCAGTGGCAGATAGAACAACATCGAATCGACCTGCCAGAAGTAGCTGCGATCCTGATCAAGAATCTGGTAGTTCATGTGGTTCTTGATGCGGTCGGCTTGATCCTCTGTTTCGCGAGTCATCTCACCCACGACCTTGGTCTTCACTGGTCCTTCTGATGGGAATATCTCTTCGATGGCACGCGCCTGAAATTGCACCACAGCTTCACCAATGAGCGGATACGTCACTGCACTGGCACCATCGAATGGCAGCTCTTCACCGGGGATGTTGTTCAGACCCAGCAGCTCCATGGCTTGATCCATGCGTTGCTCCCAGTCCTTACGAGACTCGATGTCGGTCTCCACCCACTCGATCACATCGTTAGCCAGCTTCTGAAGCTCGGTGCGGGACAAGTCGTACATGATGTTAGCTGCGTGCTCATCACTGTCGTCTTGCGACATACGGCTCATACCGGGATTGAAGTCTACCGTGGCGCTGTTGCCGCGACGTGTTATCTGTGCGCCGCCAACCTCACCAGAGAATCCCTCATCAGGCATCTCTGGCATCTCAGGACTACGCCCGTAATCAATATCGTCTGGTCGTGTTGCCATGGTTATCCTCTTTGACCTCCGTACATGCGAACAGGCTTGTTCACATGATTCATCAGGTTGTCGTTGTCATCATCATCGTCCAAGAAGTCAGCACTCCACTTCTTCCTCAACCACAGCATTGCCATGGTGCAGGTGTCTACCAAGTCGTCATGATCATCTGCCGGGAAGTTACCACACTGGGAAATCACTTCGCTTGCCCAGTTGCGCTTCACGTAGAAGACGCAACCACGCTCTAACACAAGAGACGCAGCGTGCGCTCGCACGAACTTCGAGTCAGTGACTTTGATTCGCGCTACGGGGAGGTTCGCACGCCGCATTTCCTGCGCCAAAGAGTGACCGGATGCCTTCTTCTCGATCAGCACCTTATCGGGTTTCCATAGCTCAGCAGCCTGCATTGCATTGTCACGCAACTCAGGGAACTCCATGCGTTTGTTCAGTCGCTCCAGCATGATCAGGCACAGTCGTGTCTGTCCTTTGTATTGTGCTGTCCACGGCAACTTCGGATTGAGCCGCTCTTCGTACTCGAACACGCCCCACGTGGTCCGGGCACTGTAGTCATGCTCTTCATCCTCTTCAAATGCGGTGTCGTATGACTGGATGATCATGGACAGCTCTGGCAACTCTGGCTCTACCCACTCGCGCCAGTGATGCTCTTTCATGATGTTGCCGCCCTTGGCTGACGGGTTCTGCTGAATCTGTGACTCGAAGCCTCGCTCGGTCAGCTCCATGGAGAGCTTCGCCATCTCTTCAGGACCGAAGCGATCCTCTTGCAGTAGGTCGTTCTCCACCTTACGTGGATCAGTGAAGATCAACTGCTCTTTGCGTAGCGGCGCTATGTGATCACCAAAGGTCCAGATTTCAGGATCAGCAGGGATGACTCTCTTGCTCTCCTTCTTCGCCTTGGTGATGCAGCGAGTCTTCGGCATGAAGTAACCGGGAAGGTTGAGGTGCACCCACCCACCAGTTGAGAGTACATGCCCCGGAAGGTCTTGGTGATGACCCCGCTGTGCGATGATCACGCGACCGAGCTTCTTCATGTCGTTGCCACGTGTTGACATGGTGTCTCGCCACCAGTCGATTACGCCTGCGCGGATCGTGTCGGAGTTGATCTCTTTCATGTTGTGAGCGTCATCCACTACGATGCGATCACCACCCTCACCCGTTGCAGTACCACCTACTGATGTCGCCAGTCGGTAGCCGTAGTAATCGTTATCGAACCTGCCCTTCTGGTTGAGGTCGCTCGACAACTGATAGCAATCCCCGAAACGCTCCTGATACCAAGGCGACTGTATTAAGCGGCGACACTTCACGCTGTCTCGAATCGTCAGGGACGATGCGTACGTTGCAAACAGCCACTGTGTTGATGGGTTCCATGTCCATTCCCAAGCAGGCCACATGACAGCCACGACCGTGGACTTCGAGTGTCGTGGTGGGATGTTGATCACGAGGTCATCGATATCACCCAGTGATACATACGTGAGGTGCTCACAGATGGCATCGATGTGCCAGCCGCTCTTGAATTCCTTGCCCGGTTCAACCACGTGCCATGCTTCAGCGACGAACCTCTTCAGGTCTCGCTTCATCTCTTCAGCCTGTGCCCACGTCCACAGTCGTGAGGCTGAGTGCTGGTCTATATCTTGTGGGAGAATTTCAATCATGTTCGCAGACTGAAGAACTTCGCGACCGTCAACAGACGACGCACGACGAACTCTCCGAATGAACTGGTAACTGTGTGAGCTGAGATCAACGCATCCCAGACTGCTGCTGCCTGAGCATCTGCCGTGGTCTGTGCAAGGATGGCTGCTATGTCAGCTTCGAGGTCAGGCAATCCTGCAATCGTTCCCGATGACGATAGCGTCACCACCACCTGCGTGAAGGCAGTCGGTGAGATTGCATTGGTGGGAACCAAGAGCGTGTCCAGCCCTACCACGTTGCCACCCTGTACCGTCATCTGCTCGACATTGAAGACGTGATAGAAGTCACCGAACTGGAAAGAGTTGTCGATGCCGTTCACCAGCGTCTTCGTGGTCAGTGTGTTCAGGTCATCAACTGCTATGACATCAGCGATGCTTCGGTCTGTGAAGTTGATCACCAGTGAGCCACGATCAACACCAGCAGTAACGAAGTCAGCTGCCGTATCAACGAAGGTGATCTCTCCCTGTAGTGTTGGTGCGCCTGATGCGGTGGTTACCGTACCAGTCTCAGCAGGTGTGGTACGTGCCTCGAATGCCAGCTTCAGGTCTTGCTCTGACAGGGTGATGTCAACCAGCTTGCCACCACCAAGGTCATCCTTGCCGCCTGCGCTAATCAGGAATGGGTGCGACATAGCCTGAAAGGATGACTCGAACGGACGTGTGGTATCGACGTAATCCTGCACCAGCAATTCTACTGATGGTGAGGCGACCTCTGCGACCCTTGGGGATCGTCTTAGATCATACGTTACGTCCGTTCGTGTGGTCATGATCCTTCTGCTACTGCTCCCAGTTTTGCCAGCTCTTTGTCACGCTGCCTGCACAGTGCTAAGCACTCACTGAACTCCTTGATGCTCGCGTCCTCTGCAACGATGACTGCCTTGCAACGCTCGATGCCCTCATTGTTCTGGATGATCTGCTTCCTCATGGCCTTCACGTCGTATGGTGGGAACTTCTTCTTCAGCTCTCTGATGCCATCGTCACGAACCTGTGCCGTTATACCGTTAGAGCCTTGTCCTTTTTCCAGCTTGTAAATCTCATCATCACGGTGCTGGCACATCCTGATCTGACCGTCGTACTCACTGGTCATTGTGTTGAGCTGACTCATGGTCGTCTGCATTCGCTTCTTGTTGTCTTCGCACTCATGGATGCGAGAGACCAAGTAGTCAATGCGGTGTGTCGGGTACTCCGCATTGACTGTCTCGATTGCATGTAACCGTTCAGCCTTAATGGCCTCTGGCAACTGTGCCTTCGCCTCATTACCCAGACCAAGGGGCAGCTCATCAATCCTCTGCCCCTTGATGCGGATACTATCTACGCCTTTACTCATACCCCTGTCTCCTGATTACGTGGCGATTGTGTCTAGCTGCCTTACAACGGTCACTGCACCACCACTGGCTGTTACTTCTGCGTTCTGCGTGAATGGCAGGATCACCTTGCCCTGCCTGACGTTCACTACAGTGTCGAACACTGTTGATTGTACGAACGTGTTACTGGTCGTCGCACCTGTTGCTTCTACATCGAGAATCAAGTCGTACACAGTGTCGCTCGTGTCGTATGCCTGAATCGTCTCGTTGATGGTGTACGCCTCGCCAGAATCAGCGAGACCTCCAGCACCGTATACCAGCCTGATCACCAGCGTGTTGAGGTCAGTCCTGCTCACCACTTCAAAGGTTGAGCTGCCAACAGACGCGAAGTGAATCAACATGCCCGGATTCACACCGTCAGTTACAAAGTCAGCAGTCGAGTCTTCGAGCAACGTATCTGTCGTACCTGTCGTGGTTGAGCTTGGAGTGACCGGATGCAAGACGAATGAACCACCTGCGCCTGTCACCCTGCTGTCGTACTCGTAGCGATGCTCTTCCTGCTCATCAACTGCGACCACTCGAACGTAACCAGCGGTTGGCACTTCGGTATCGACCGTGCCAGTGATCAGCAGAGTCGTTGCAGATATTCCCGTCGCTGCCATGCCACCGAACTGATCCTTATCGATGATGCCATCAACACCTGTGTCGCGAGCCACCAGCACCCTGTCGAGGGCCGCTGTATTCGAGACGATGAATGACACGGTATTCGGGCTAACCCGTTGCGTACCGTTGTCATCGATCAGCGTGTATGCCTGCGTGTCGTTGTCGTGCTGTCCTGTGTACAGGATGCCGCGACTTCCGAACAACTGAGTACCTGTGAACGTGCCGAATGGTGAGCCTTTGTTACTCGATGGGAAGTTCTGAATTGCCCCACCAGCGCCACCAGTGTCTGCATTAACCGTGTCACCACCAGTCGTATCAGTCAGCAGGTCATTGTCAGCGATGCCATCAAGTGACGTTTGCTGATCGGTGACCATGATGTAGTTCTGCAACGTGCCTTCACCTGCTGCTGTTGCATTCACACCAAGCACTCGTGCTGTGTAGCCACCCTGCCCGGTGATGTCATCACCCTGAGTGAATGTGCCTGACTCAGTGACGGTCCAGACCTGCGCCTCGATGCCGTGATACTGCTCACCATCAACAGAGCAAGCCACCGTGTCCCAGAACGTGTTGTCCTGTCCACGTCGCGTCACATACTTGATGCGCTCGTAGACATCGGCTACTGCGACACCGTTGGCACCCGGACCCTGTGCATCAATCGTCACCGAGTACGGCTCGGTTGTGCCTGATCCATCATGGTCGGACAGCACATGACCGATGGTAATAGTCACTGTGCCACCGTTGCCTGCACCCGTCTCAGTCGGTCCACCTACATTCGCTGTCGGTGCGCCGTTGATCGTGCCGTTACGGTTGGCACTGGTGAAGGTGTCAGTCGTGGCAAATGGTGTGAGGTCTCCTACCTCGTAGTACTCGAACGTACCAGTTGCACCTGAGTCATTGACTGCGGTGACAACGTACGCGCCACCCTCCTTACTGCCAGTCGTGTTGTCCAGTACATCACCGACAAGCATCGCTGTACCCGTACCTGACTGCCACACACCAGCCCAGTAGCCAGTGGTGTTGTTGATGTCAGGACTGGATGCCAGCGGCAGAGCTGAAAAGCCACCTGCTGCGACGTTCAGTCGGAAGTTGTCGTACAGGGATGTATACCTGCGAGCGAAGACCTCCAAGTCCTCGTCAGCGATGTCAACACCCTGTGTTCTGGTACGGACCAGAATGGAGATGATGCCCAGTGCGAGGGTTGGATCGGTTGCCCACCACTGGAACACATTGGTCGCTGAGTCTGCCAGCTTGATGCGGTTCTGCACCACGTACACCTCGGTAGCTGTTGGAACGCTACCAATCGCCTGAATGGCTGTGTACTTGGTGATGCCGTCAGTCTCACCAGCGTCTGGTGTGTTCGAGCCTGTACCAGCTGGTGTATCACCTGTGCAACTGATCGTGCCAGTCGTGTCATCGAATGAATCACCCGTTCCCGGTGTCGAGTCATCGGGCCTGATCCAGCACACGTTGGTGCCGTCAGGTTCGACCTCGAAGTCGAGTAGCGTACCAGTGTCGCCTGACACTGATGCCACTACCTGCTTGCCGATGTCACCAGCCACGAAGTCCGTGACGATGGTATACGGTTTGCGAATCACGCCGTTGCCGTTGGTGTCTGGCAAGATGACGTTGGTCCAGTCGGCTGTGATCGTTCCTTCTTTCAGGAACTCGGTTGACGAACGTGGGATGAAGTACTTGTTCTCCATCGTGAATGCGTTCGGTGTGGTCGGCAGCATGGGGTTTGTGAATCCCATGGCCTGAAACGCATCAGCCTCATCAGCAACGGCTGAGTAAAGCTGGAGCGTCGTATAGACGGTTGTGCCTGCGCCTGATGCACGACGTATCATTCTCATGCCAGCATTTGCGTCAGCACCTACCGTCTCGTCATCAAAGAGGATTTCAAAGTCACCTCCGAGAATGCTGAGTGTAGTCATTGCGTGTTACTCCTAATCATTTAGTGGATCGAACTTTGCGATGGAGTCCACGGCTTGAGAAAGAGTAGCGGTAAGACCTGATGATGTAATGGTGCGAACAAGTTCGCCCGTTGGTGGTATGGGGAGATAGCGCGTCACATCTAGCGTGGCACTTCTGCCCAAGGCTTGGTTCGGAGACGATACCGAACCCACCAGCGCCCGTACAAAGAAGAACGGACCCTGTGAATTGATGGTCGTGGTAGCCCAGTCACCCGGTGCGGTCCACGACACGATGTTTGATCCTGACACACTGAACGACGATGTGCCATCCGTCACGCCAGTCAGTGCTGTCCATGCACCGTTCCAATACTGCCACGTGATGGTGAAGCCTGAGCCTACATCACTGACATACTGCTTCAGTCGCGTGAACTCTTCCGAGTGACCGTACAGGTACGCATCACCGTTCACTGCTGTGGCTGGAGTCAGTGTCATGTCATCCACGGCATTGCTATTGGATACGGTTGTCTCATCGGTGAACGCTCCACCATCATCAGCGATGGCAGCGTTACACAGTCCTTGGTTACGCGCCCTGACAAGAACGTCGATTCCAGCACCAAAGGCTGCTTCGTAGTTGAATGTGGTGTCGGTCACTTTGCCAGTCGAGTCAGCCAGTCCTTCGAGCAACACATCACCGATAGTTACTGTGCCTAGTGTTTCGTTGGCAATCATGGTCGCTGCTGTGCCTTCCGCAAGACCATCGATGGTGATCGTGACAGCGTTGTTGATGGTCGGTGCTGTGCCTGAGTCCCTGATGGTGGGCGTAGCACCACCGTTCTGGATATTGATCGTTACAGCCGCATTAACTGAGATGTACACCTCTGCGTCTGTCGTGGCATCAGCGCCATAGCCGCTGTATGTGAAGTTGTCAAAGTCATAGGTGCCTGTCACGCTGATCTCGATGGCGTGACCTGTGCCGTCACTGTTGAACACAGCGCCAGCCACATTGTTACTGTCGCCACTGGTATCCAGTAGCACCGCACCGTTGGCATCGGTCGTACCGTTGTACGTCAGGTCCGACATGTTCATGCCGTTCCATATCATCTGGTCACAGTTGTTGAACGTGATCGAATCAGCGTTCTTGGATGCGTCAACACCCGGCCATGTGATTGCACCGAAGTCCACGAATGAGCTGCCATCAAGAGTGATCTCATCAAAGTCTGCGTTGTCGAAGTAGAACTGACAGCGTGTACCAATGCTCTGGTTGGTAACACGTGTCTGCCTGAAGATGTTGGTGCCAGTGGCGTTACCTACCACTCGCATCGGGAAGTGATTGGCACCCACTGCGTGTCCACCACCATTGTCACCCACATACAGCCATGTCTCATCAGTGCCAGCGAATGCTGTAGTTGCAGTGCCTGCGTCTCCCCACTCTGTAGGCACGAAGATATAGTACGTTGAGCCAATGGGGTTCGAGAACATACCAGCACCGACCGTGATGTCATCACCCACCAAGTCAGTCATAGTCTCTGGCGTACCTGATGTGCCTCCAGAGATGGTTGCACAGTAACCTGTGGTCGCGCTGGTGCTGTTGGCAAGGTAGTAGATGCCATCGAAGAAGGTGTTCGGGATCGTACCCTGTCCCTTAATCAGATGGATTGAGCCGTAACCCACCTGCTTGATGATGGTCTGATCAAGCGTGGCTTCAGTACCTGCGTGAGTGTAGAAGTCCACGTTATCGGTGCCGGGTGCTGCCACGATAACTGACACATCCAGCTTCATGGTTGAGTACTTCTTCTCGTACGGTAAACCAATAACATCATAGCCAGCCACTGCATACCCGATGACATGGGTGCTGGTGCCATCTGCTGTGTCAGCGAGAACAACCTGAGCGCCGAGTCCTGCAAAATTATCGTGCAGGTTGTCCTTGATCATCAGGTAGATGGTGGAGTCGGACAGATCAAGGTTGAACGTCGAACCAGCAGCGTCCTGATCGTATGCCAGATACTCCTGTGCGTTGGTAACCTGAAACTGCAACGCATTGGTGCCTTCGATGACAACACCAGACTCTGCTGTGTTCGACTGCGGGTCAGCGTTACTGTCCGATGCTACATCAGCAACAGCTTCACAATCTTGGAGTTGGGTTCTGTTATCAGCGAGTGCCATCTACTGACCCCACCTGACTGCTAACGCGATGGCTGCTGCATTGCATCCATAGAGGTGAGCCTTGGTTGGTCCAGCCTCAGTGCTGATGCTGTAGGTCTCATTGACTCGTGCGTGTTCCATGTTGTTCATAGCAGTGTTGCCCACCACGATCACGATGTCCTCATCCTGTGGTATGGCAGACACCGGGTTGTAACCTGTTGGCTCAAGGAAGACTCGTGTACCCGGACCAGCACTAAGCAGTGCCGTCATCATGTTGTCGCACTGCATGAAGGCGTAGTTATCCATCGACTCAACCACAGGCGTGAAGATGAAGTTGTCAACCTTGAATGATCCCTTCAGTTGTCGCCACAGCTGCCACTCCACTTCAGGTGGCATCTGCGTGGTCTCCCATCGTGCGACGACCGTGATCACCTATTCAGGTCATCCGACATTGGCTTGCGTGCCTTCGGTCTATTGCGACCGGGATGTGCTCCACCCGGACCTGAATCACCCGGCTTGCCCGGTGTGGTTATCTTCTTCGGCTTTGTCTTTGCTCGCTCTGGTTTAGCCCAGTCGCGCCGCTGTCTGCTCATGTTGCTCATCTGCTGCTCCTATGAGTACGACAGGCTTAGCCTGTTGTCCCAGATGTTATCGAAGTTATCGTTGCCATCAGCAAACACGATAGCGATGTCACCGTCTGACTGCATGGTCAGTCGTGAGATGCGCCATGATGCTGCTGATGTGAGTACACCGGGGAGTGCGTCACCACGGTAGGTCACCTCTGGAAATACAGAGGGGTCAATGGTGTCTGATCGAGTTGTTAGTGCCAAGCTGCCCGGACTCCCTTGCAAGACCCATGACCCAGTGACCTTGAGATAGATGTCACCGTTGTCTGCGTCAGTGTAGACATCTCCATCGCTACCCAGACCAGCGCCCGGTGCGCCGTTGCCAACGTAGTGAGTATTGCCATCAGCGCCGTCCTGACCACTAACTCCTGCTGGACCAGCCGCACCATCAGCACCATCTTCTCCCTGCTCACCCTGTGGGCCGCGTGGTGGCGTGTCTGATATGAGACCTTCTTCGTACCCTTCCTCATAGGCTGTCCACGAGCCACGGACCACTGATGCGTCGTAAGGGTTGTCGCGAGGACGACCAAACAAGGCATCGTTGAAGCCGTGGTCGAATGCGATCTTGCGTTGTCCAGAATATGCCAATGACTGTTCCCAATACACATAGGGCAGCGGTTAAGCTGCCCCTGTTTGTTTGAGTCGCCACCTGTGGCAGGGACTAGGTGTTGATGGCTCAGCACCGTGCGCTATTCGTTACTGATTACTGACCGCGCTTGATCGCCATCGTTGTGAATCTTATACCATCAGCTGCTAATCAGCCAGTCTTCTTCTTTGACTTCTTCTTGGTCTTCTTTTTGGTGGTAGCCGTACCAGCTGATTGCTTAGCACGCAGCTCTTGGAGTTTGCGCCTCTGCGCCATGAAGGGTGTCTCGCTCATAGTGTTAGTTCCATGTGATTAGCCCCTGTCGTAGATCATCGACCTCTTGCGCGGTCAATCCGAATGGTTCAGTTGTATTCCACGAGTGGTGGCGCAGCTCGAAGTGAGTGCCACAGTTGACGACCATGATGCTGTCACCCTCGTTCGGGCACAGTCGGTACACATCCACAGTGCCCGTCAGCTCATCGATTCCATCTTTGTTGCTCATGCGGTGCCTCGTCATACTATGCACCCCTGCAACGCCACTGTAACGCTTAGACGGGACAATGCAACTCCATATCGTCTTCAGTACCAACCTTACACCAACCATTATCTCCATCCCTTGAGACCGTCCTCATCTTCTCGTATGCGCTCTCTTGGTGTGTAGGCTGTCGAGTAGTAGTCAGGCTCGTACACCTTGTCAGCAACGATCACATCATCTCCCAGTGAGTTCACGCAGCTCCAGTACTCACGCTGCTGAGTGCTCTGTGAGCATTGCTGCTCTAAGGGGCTTTTGGTCCTATCCTGTGCCAGTGTTCCCTCAGTGAGGTGCTCTGGGTTCTCTATACGGTATCCTGATGCCAGTGACACCATGTTAGGTGTGTCTGCTTGCATAGGGGCTAGGGCTTTACTTGCGTGTCTTGCCAACCAACTGTAGAACTTCTTGATTGTGACCGTCTCATACTCAGGACCAATGTACCTGATGTTGTTGCCCATGATCTCGAAGATTGATGGACCATAGAACTGCTTGCCACTGGGTATCGAGATCATCTTCTGTCCCGGTATCCACAGTCCAGCTGCGGTCATCACACCACCTGCCATCAGTCCCTTCAGTAAGTCTCGTCTGTTCATTCCATAAATTCCCGGTACATCCTGTCCAGCAACTCCTGATCACTCTCCCTCCAGATGAAGGGCTTTGTGTACGGTGCGCCAGTGATCTTGATGTGCATCTCCTTGGCTGTCTCGATCATGGCGTGCTTCATCGCGTCCTTGATCCGCATCTCTTCGTATCCGTGGTTACCGTTCACCATGTTATTCCATCACCCTCATTCCAACTACTTCTCGTGTCTCCATCATGGACTTAGCTAATGCCTTCGCATAGCAGTCGCTGATCTCACCGTACAGACCCTCATCGATCTCTTCCTCGGTGATTGTGTACGCCAGCTTCACGCTTTTACGACCGAACTCTGGGAACTTCGGTGCCAGCTTTGATGCCATGGCGACCGTGGCAACACCTGCCACCAGTCCCTGCATAAATTTGCGTCTACTTAGCATACGTCCAGTCTTCTGCCATCAGGTCACCCTGAGATGCCAGCCACGGCACAATGGTCCCTTGAGCGTTACGGATATCTATGTGTGGCAGGTAATTGATCACAGTGCCCTCTGGGTAGATGCCAAGCAGTGGTGGTCTGTCCACCGTGAACGTACTGCCCGGCACAAGAAAGATGAACTGGTCTGCACCATTCCATCCCTCTCTGGTCATCCTGTTGCCTTCTTTGATCTCAAATAGTGCGTCTGAAAAATCCATCATCTTTCTCCACTTTGGTAGCTCTATCAATTACTGCAATCGTCTCTGCTGATATACCACGCATCCTAACGAACTGTGACATCTCCTTGAGTGCTTCGGCCTGTTCCCTAACCAAAGGACGTGAGGCTTTCACCTCATTGCGTAGCTCTCGCTCGCTCATCTTGTCAGGGTTCTTCATGCGCCTCTCTCCTTGCCTCAATCATTGGTCCGATGTTGCCCTTGCCGACGACTTCCGTGTACCGCATAGTCCTCCCCGAAGCGTGATCAAGCACTTCGTTGCGCTCTGCGTGGTACGTTCGCACTCTTCCTGCATCCTTACGACGCGCATTAGGTCTCTCGTAGTGGGAGAGTAATCGAGCAGCCAGATGATTGAACGCAGTTCTCTGATTTGTGACACGGCTTTTGCTGGCTGTTCCAATAGCTGTGATACCAGTGTCACGATGCGTGATTCGGCAGCAGTTTTCGTGTTTATTTCTGTGTTGTCCACCGCTTCCCTCCCCGGAGTACCACTCCAGTTTGAAATCTTTTTTTGTGAGGTGTAGCTCATCCATTAGTCAATCGTCACACTCAGGTCATCAATGCCTGCTGGTGCTGCCAGCAGGGTGCCAGTTACCACAGCATCGACTGAGCGCCTGTCTGCTGTGTCCACAACTGTAGCCTTGAACGCATAGGTGCCTGCGGTTAGGTTGTCCACCACGAACGTCTGAGGGACATCTGAGGCAACTACGACAACAGGGCTATAGTTCGCCCCACCATCAGCACTCATGCTGATCTCAGTTCCCATGATCTCGCTCACGTCCAATGCTACGCCGTCTTCGCGAGTCGTTGGTAGTGTCCAGTTCAGTGTCGCTCTTCCCATCTCAATCTCCAGTGTCATGTTACTGACAGGCATCGGCCTGTCGTTGATAAGTCCCAGCAGCCTCAATAGCCACCGAACAAGTTTTAGCCACCAGCTCATGCGCAGTCAGCGACTACCAGTGGCTTGGGTATTACTCCCGATGACCAGCTCACACTGGTTGTCGGAACTGCATATTTTCCATTTACATTCTGGTTGACGATGCACTCAACATCAGCACTGACCGTGCCTACTGGCAGCAACCAAAATCCATTCGCAATCGATACAGGCTGGTACACCATCGCACCCATTGCTGCGGTGAACGTGGTGACCGTTTTCTCTGCCTTCCCTGAAACTCGCGACTCTTCGCCGTCTGTCGTGTACGACGTTGCCACGTACTGGTAATCACCGGGGAGTTTTCCATTTAAGGTCACTGTCGTGGTCGCTGGATCGTCAATTTCAGCCACTAACTGCCATATTCGGGTGCCAGCCAGAGTGGTCAGCGGTCCAGCATCAGTGCATTGTTCCTGCCCTGTTGGGTTGGTCCAGTCCAGTATCACGTCATCAGCAAGTGCTTCCTTGACGCAGTACGCAAAATACAACACCACTCCCACGGCAATCAGGGTTGGAAACCATAGGCTGTCGAAGAACTTTTTCATGAGCTGCACTGGCACTCATCAATCCTCAGATCGAGGAACACT